TGAACGCCGCGACCCCATGTTGCCCCACCGTCTCAGCCATCAGCGCCTCCCCAACGCAAAGGTTTCCAGCTTGAACCGACTGAACACCGGCAGCGCCGTGCCGGAGTCAATGATCGTGATGTCGATATAGTACCCGGTGCCGCCCATCTGCACCCGGTAGTTCTTGCCACCCGCACCGCCCCACTGGCTTGCGCCCGTCCACGTCCCAGTCCCCCACACGGAGGCAAACGACACCGGCAACGTGTAGCCGCCCGAGGTGTCGTCCGAACGCCACGTCACGTCGCAAGACTTGGTGCCGTTGAGCGAGGCGGTGACGTAGCCGAAGCGCAGCGCCTTCGCCACGCTGTCGTCCCCGCAGTACATCCGGTGCAGCTGCACGCTCATGCTGACCGCCGTGCCGCCCGTGCCGTCAGCGGCCACGTTGTCCTTGTTGTACCCGGGCGCATCGCACAGCGACACCCACCCGTCCACGTCCCCGCGCAGCACCACCGGCAGCCCGTTGCTGTCCAGCGTCTCGAACAGCGTGGTCGTCGCCGGGCTGATGTAGCCCGTGTCCCACGGCCCGCTCCAGGCGCCCAGCAGCGTGTGGTACTGGAACACGCCGATGGTCGGCAGGCTGATCCACAGCTCCCGCGTCCCCCGGTTGAACTCCGCCCGGATGCCGCCGAACTGCGCCGAGGACAGCGTGCGGATCAGCGGCAGGATCGGGTCCGGCGTCTCCACCGTGGCCACGGGTGCCACCTCCGCCTCGTTGCAGCGGTATAGGCCGCGCTCCGAGATGAAGTACGCGATGTTGCCGACCGACACAATGCTCTTGGGTGCGATGGTGCCCACGTCGGCCGTCACGCCCTGGGGCGCCACGGTGATGTCGTCCTGCCCGAACCCCGTCAGGCGCGAAATGCCTCGGCGGTGGAAGATCAGCAGCGAGGTGTTGACGCTGGCCACTCCCAACACCGTCTCGTCCGCAAACGTTCGCACGATGATCTGCCCGCCCGGCCCGCCACTCCCACTGTAGCTGGCGTCGCTGAACGAGTCGCCGTTGTTGAGCCCGGAGTAGAAGATGGAGTCCGGCGCGTTGGGGTCGCCTGCGCCCCACAGCCGCTGGTTGTGGACGCACAGGGTCGAGACGCTGAACGCGCCGCCGATGCCCGTCGTGGTCAGCGCCGTGCCGTTCCACTTGTTGAGCGTGGACCCGTCCGCGATGTAGACCACGTCGTTGCTCGCGTCCCGGAACTGGGCAAACGCTGGCGCGATGGTGGTCGAGAGCGCGCCGGTCTGCGCCGTGTAGGTCCACGGGAAGCTGCCGTAGGTCGCCGTGTACAGCGTGCCGTTGTCGGCCACGACCATGATCTGCTGCGTCCCGCCGTCCTTGCGCCAGGTGTAGCCGTTCAGGATGTCACCGCCCAGCGCCGACGACGACGTGCGCCGCGTGCCCCCGCGCTTGGTCACGGCGCCGAAGTCCGTCAGGCGCGCGTTCGTCGCCCGGCGCAGCTGCGTGGGGAGCAGCGAGGCCTCGTCGGACACCGTGTTGAGCCCGCCCTGCATGGACGGCTGCTCATCCAGCAGGCGCTCACGGGGCGGCGCGGCGGGACGGAACGGGCTGGTCATCAGCCGCCAGCCCAGTCGAACCGGACGTCCGGGTACGCCATGCGCGTCGGGTTGATCGTCTGCCGGCGCAGGTCGTCCAGCAGCGTCTGCCGCTCCTCGTCCGCGATCCGGCGCAGGTTGGCCGCCGCTGACGCCTCCGTGCCACCCTTCTGCAGCAGCTGGTAGGCGCCCTGGTACACCAGCACCAGGTGGCTGCTGGGCGGCCAGTCGATGGTGATGGTGTCGGCCGACAGGTCCAGCAGCGCCGTGGGCTTGTAGTTGACGCCGACGTACAGCCCGACGCCCGTGGCCACCGGCAACGCCTGCAGGTACGACCCGGTCATGTAGTACATCCGGGCGTAGTTCGGCAGGTAGTTCGTCGTGGTGGCCAGCGGCACGTCCTGGAACCGCGTCTCGGAGTACAGGACGTTGCCGTCCGACACCGACATCACGCGGTAGAAGTTCTCCTGGGCGTTGCCGCTGCCGCTGTTGAGGGCCGTCAGCGCCACCTGCCCGTTCACGTCGGTGGTCACCTGCCGCATCGCAAACCGATAGTACGGCGCGGCGTTCAGGATGTTCGACCACTCGGCGTCATAGACCGCGTCCAGCACGGTCTTGATAAACGAGTCGGACCAGCGATCCGAACCGACCGCGTCCATGTACTCCCGCGTGTCGCTCACCAACTGGGCACGGGTGATGGCCGGCACGAACGCCTCTCAGGAAAAGTGGGACTACAGCGCCGGGGTGACCTGGACCTTCTTGCCCCGCCGCGTCTTGGTCAGCCCCGTAGGGTCCGGGCTGTCCGTCAGTTCCTTCAGCACCTCGTTCACCTGCTCGTTCAGCGCCTCCGTCTCGTTGAACCGGAGGATGCGATCCGCCAGCTGCGAGACTTCCTCCTTCGGGAACGTCCGCATCACGCGGTGCAGGTGCGCCGGGGCGTCGTCCAGCGAGCAGTCCATCGGCAGGTAGCCGACGATGTCGTGCGCGCGCGCGGGATCGACCTCCCCACTCTGCACCGTCTCCCAGCGCCGGTCGTTCTCCGGCCACTGCCAGCAGATCGCCCAGTGCGTCCCGAGGTGGTCGATGAAGCGCAGGAACAGGTTCGGGTGGACCGCCCGAAGCCGCCGCTGGACCTCCGGCGACGGCTCGGGACGACCCAGCGCATTCACCAGCACGGACACGGCTTAGTCCTGCACCAGCAGTTCGGCCACACCGACCAGGTCGTCGGGCTGCACCGTCACCGACCCGACCGTCACCAGCGCCAGCCGCAGACTGTCGCCGGGGCGCAGCGTGCGCTCGGCCTCGGTCAGCGTGCCGGTGACGCTCACCGTGATCGGCACGTTGGCCGTCTTGGCGTTGATGTCCACCGCCGCCGTCAGCGCCAGCGCCGTGCCGCCGGTCATCTTGATGAGCTGCAGCGTGCAGCTGGTGGCCGCCGTGGGGTACACCTCGGCCGCGATGGTGAAGCGCGAGACGACGCACGTTGCCGCCATCGCCCCGATGTTGTGGTTCTGCGTGCCAGCGGCCAGCGTGCCGGTGTTGACGCGCCCGCTGGTCAGCGGCACCGGCTGTGTCCCGAACCGACCGGGCCGAGGCATGAAAGCGTTGCCAACGCTCATGGGTGACTCCTGTTAGTTGCCGCGTTTGTTGAGCCCACGGACAGCGTCATGGATGCGCTTGTGGACCCGGAGAGCTTTCTCTGTGACGATGCGAGACGGCGACTGCGTGTACCGCTGGAACCTCCTGCACAGCACAGCTTGGCGCTTCTTGATGATGAGGTATGGCAGAACAGCGTCAAGGACGAACATCGCGACGTAGGACGAAGAAGCCCACTTCCAGTGCGCCTTCGCCGCGCCCTTGGCAGACCTAAATGAAGTCGATCCTCCAAGGCGACGATGCAGGAACTGGATGATTGCCTCGTTGGTGTTACCAACCTCGACGCACATCCGATACTGCCCAGGCCTGCGACTGCTGCCACCGCCAGAGCCAACATGGTGAATGCCGATCCATCCCTCACCATCAATGATACCGGCGATGTACGCCGCATCCGTTGGCTCCAGCACCAGCGCGCGCCCAGCCAACCGCTCACCGTGCCGACGCTTCGACGCCTCCCGCCGACCCGCTGCGTACCGCTCCGCGTATCGCTTCCGAGACTCGGCGTAGATGCACGCCTTGCACCGCAACCGACTCCGCTTCGCAAACGCCTCTGCGCCCTTCTCCTCGCCACACTTCTTGCACCTCATCGCATCCTCCAGTCAGGTGGAGCCGTAATGTAAACTCTCGACGAGTTGTACGGCTACCCGACTGAAGGAGTGCGGAGCTAAGCTGTTATTTTACAACAACTTAGATGACGTGCGAGTAGCGCACCGTATCCGTATAGCCGGTGATGATCCCGTGGCTATTTCTGGCGAGGCAAGCCAAGTTTCCGTACCAGCCATAGGTCGTCTCGAACGCATCGCGGCCCTGCAGCCAGCGCCACGGCCCGGCGCCCTCGAACTCCACGAAGCCCCAGTCCTTCGCATCCACCCACGCGAGCGAGGGGATGTGCAGGAGGTAGATGGTGCCGGCGGGGACGTAGTAGTCCTGCACCATGTTGACACCGCAGACGTTGATCGCCTTGTAGCCACCCTTGATGGTGGTGGCGAACTCGTTCTGCGTGAACCGGCGCTGCGCCACCATCGACTCCATGAGGCGCTTGGCCACGCCCGGGGTCGTCATCATCAGGAACTCCTGCGGACGGGTCATGGCGTCCTTGCCGGACAGCCCGTTGATCCGCTGGATGAGGTCCCAGATGTCCGACTCGGTCGGCTGGTTCGCGTCCGGGGTGTCGGTCCCGGCGGTCAGGCGCACCGTGTTCCAGATCGGGTAGGACGAGGCCGCCACGCCGTGCAGCGTCCCGTAGGAGCCGCCCCGGTTGGTGATGTTCACCAGCCCGTTCATGGCGCTGTTGTACGACGTGTCGTTCGCCGTCGCCTTGACGACCCAGTCCGACCCGGTGGTGCCGGAGATGGTGCCCGACAGGGTCAGGGTGGAGTTGTCACCCGAGACGCTGATCGCAGTCACCTGCGCCCGCCCGCGCACTGCCGGGCCCGTGGGGTTCAGGATGGCGATGGTGTCGCCCACCGAGATGAGCAGCGAGCCCTGCCCGGCGTTGGCCAGCCCATAGGGGCTGTTGACCACGACGGTGGTCGGCGGGCCAGCGGTGTAGCTGGACACCAGCGCGACGATGCCGTCCGGCTTGTTGTGGAGCGCCTGCTGCATGAGCAGCTTGGAGGCGTCCTTGATCTCCTCCATCGTCTTGCGGAGGATCGTGGTGAACGCGGCCTCCTTCGACTGCGTCCCGACGAAGGCGAGGCCGTCCACCTGGCGCGTGGTGTAGGCGCGGACGACGCCCACGTTCGCCTGCACTTCCTGCGCCGTGGTGTCGTTCGGGAAGTACCCGGCGCTGGAGAACGTGGCGCCAGACGAACGGCCGGTGACCACGTCGAAGAACACGTTGTTGCCACCCCAGCGCATGTTGCGGATGCCGCCCGCCTTGGCCTTCTCCAGCTGAGCGAGGAGCGGGGTGACCTGGTTCTGGACCTTCTCGCGGAACTGGCTGTAGACGTTCTTGAGCAGCCCCGTCAGTTCCGTATCGGTGATGACTGTCGGTGAAGGCATGGGAGTCCCTCCTATGGGACGCTAGCGAATCGTGGAAAGGACGCTGGCAATGGCACTTTCCATTGCCTCGTCAACCGTTGTGATCGGCTTGGCCTTCGGCGTGCTGCGAGCCGGGGCGGCGGCGTTCGAGACGGGCTTGAGCGCCTGACCGATCTGTCGCTTGGCCTTCTGTGCCTCGACTCGCGCCCGGTCCCGCTCGGCCAGCGCCTGTTCCCTGACGGGATCGGTAGCCGACTCGCTGCGGTACTGGTGCATCATCTTCGCCCAGATTGCCAAGTCATCAACGACGTACTTTCGCACAGCATCGTAGCGTGACATGGGGACGTAGGCACTCCCGTCGGGGGCCTGCACCATGTGCGCCTGCATGGCGAGTGCAAATCGTTCGTCCAGTTCCGCCTTGTCGATGGTGGGCAGTGCCTGCGCGATGATGCGCAGGGCTGGCTCCACTTCCTCCCGGTGGAATTGGGTTCCTACTGCTGAAATCTGCTCCATCTGCTGCTGAATCCGCAAGTTGGCCACTTCCTGCTCGGCCCGTTCCGCCCGGCGCTCCGGGCTGTTCTCGCGGCCGTACTGCTCCTGCACGGCGAGGAAGAACTCGTCGTCGGTCAACAGGCGCTCCAGCTGCGCCTCCCGCTCGGCCAGCATCTCGGCCAGCTCCTCGCGCTGCTGGGCGATGGCCTGCGCCTCCTGCTCGACCAGCTGAACCCGCTCCTCCCGCTCCTGGTTGTACACCCCGAACTGGGCCAGCTTGACCACTTGGTCCAATCGGTCCTTCCGCACCTTGCCGTTGGCCTTGTACTCGACCATGAGGGCCGGCACCTCCAACTCCTCGCCCTCGGCGTCCTTGAGGACGAAGTCGGTCGCCAGCGTATCGGCCACCGGTTCGACCATGACGAAGCCCTCGGGGAGCGCCACCTCCTCGGTGGCCGCCTCCTCGCCCTCCTCCACCTCTAGGACCGGCTGGTCCGATTCCTCGGCGCCCTCGGTAGGCTGCGCCTCTGCCTGTTCGGCCGCCTGCTCCTGCGTGAACTCAGCGATGGCAGACGAGACGGCGTCGTCCATCGCGGCGCTGATGTCGGACGGCGCCTCGGCGGAAGCGGTGGGTGTTGCGACTGCGGTTTCCATAAAGGGAAGGACTGGGGGGAACTAGGTCTGCCGGGATAAGGCGTCCGCTTGCTGAGCGGCTTGCTCGGCCTCGTCGGTGCCAGCCATCGTCTGCTGCATGAGATTGGCCACACCGATGGGGGGATTGCCGCTCGCCAAGGGCAGCTGGCCCGGCGGGAGGGCAGGCACGGATGCCGCCTGCGGGCCCTCGCCGGGGCCACCTTGCGGCGGGCCAGCGGGGGCACCGGGGGGCATCCCACCCTGCTTCTGGGCCGCCTGGTTGGCCAGCGCCGTCCACCGTTCCTGCGCGGCGGCGATGATCTCAGGCGACAAGTCGTCTTGCAGCAGAATCTGGCGCTCCAGCACGTCCTGGTGGATCGCCTCGTTGTCCTGCCACCGCATCTCGGGGGGCGCGTACCCCATCCGGATGGCCTCGGCCACCCGCATAGCCCGCGCCTCCTGGTCCTCGTCGGGCGTCCCCAGGTCCTTCGCCACGGCGAACATCTGCCGGCGCCGGTACTCCTTGAGGTCGATCACGCCCGTCTGCAGCCAGTTGTCCAGCAGGTACATCCGGAACGCCATCGGCATCGGCATCATCGTAGCCGGATCGACCTTCACGTCCGACACGCCATCGAAGTCCGTGGCCGACACCGCGCGCGCGAGGTCCGGGCGCCCCTTGCCCACCGCGCCCAGCGCCCGGGGCACGTCGTACCCCCACGCCATGCCGGCCAGCGTCACCTTGGCCCAGTCCGTGAACGCCATCGCCAGCGCGCTCACGGCGGGGCTGAACACGCGCTCCAGCTGCTCGCGGGAGGCGATGATGGCCCGGCCCGACTCGCCCGTCACCTGCCCGCGCGAGACGGCGTTCCAGCCGCTGGCATCCTCGAAGGCCGTCTTTTCCAGCGCCAGCGCCTCCTTCACGTCGTTGCCGACGCTGAACCCCTGCACCGGTTGGATCGTGTCGTTCATCGGGCCCGCGCCCCGGATTTCGATCATGGACGTGACCCCGCCCATGAACGTCTCGGTGGCGATGGCGTTGGGGCGCGTCAGGAAGCGCCCGCCCGCGTTGACGCGGATGTTCTCGACCCACTTGGAGAGCAGCGCGTTGACCCGCATCTGATGGTCCAGCCACTGCTCCATCACCGGGCGCGGGAAGTACGACGGGTCGCTGGACCCATCGCGCACCGGCACCACGGGGATCACGCCCCACATGAGCCGGTCCGGCCCGAACACGACCTTGTCCCCCACCACGACCAGGTGCAGCCCCTCGGGGAGCGCGTCGGCATGGGGCGCAACGTAGACCGTGAACCGCTCGGTCACGTCCTCGTCCCGCAGCCGCTGCCCCTCCCCGATGGTGGTCTGGGTTAGCACCCACGCGCCGATCCCTTCCGACCCGTTGTAGGTGGGCGCATTGCCCGTCGCCAGCGTGGTGTCGGCCGCGTCCAGCCCAGTCACCCCGTAGCGATACGCCGCCTCGGAACGCGAGATCACCTCCCGGATGATGACCCAGTAGGGTGGGATGCTCGCCGTGGCGTTCGGCGACACCCGCACCTGCTCGACCCGCAGCGTCTGCGTGACCAGATCGCCCAGCGGCTTGCGCTCGCCCGGCTGGTCCCCCATGCGCTCGTCCCACGGCCCCCGGTCGGGGTCCCACCCTTGGTGCCAGAAGGCCACGCCGTCCGTCTGCGCCCAGAACACGGCCTCCCGCCCGATCCGTATCATCTGCTGCTGTTCGTGCTGGTACTCCAGCGCGACCTGCTGCGCCTGCGCCTTGCGCCGGTCCTCCGGGTCCTGCGTGGTGGGCGTGACACTGAACCCTGGCCGCTGATCCATGATGATCTGCATCCGCTGGTCCAGCGCCTTGTCGATCATGTTGTACACGACCCGGGCGGCGTCACGCGGGCGATCCGGCGCGTTCCACTGCCCCATCCCCCGGGACGAGATCCACTGCTGCCCGGCGCGGAACAGCCGGTTGCGCTCGACCAGGTGCAGGTGCTGCTGCACCGACTCCCGGCGCGACTCCCACAGCCCGCGCGTCCACGACGCCCACGCCTCCATGTCGCGCGCGGTCGTCTTGTCGGCCAGCGGGAAGTCGGCGCCGTAGAGCGCCTTGCGGAGCGCGTCCATCCGCTCAGCCTTGGTGCGCCCGTCCTTGTCCGGCGGGTTCGGCGCGACCTGCTCGTTGGGCGAGAGCGGGTTGGTGGACTCGCCCAGCGCCTCACGCACCAGCGCGTCGAAGTCCACGCCCAGCGCCTCCTCGCCCTGCACGCCGCCCAGCGGGTCCATCGGCTCGTCAAAGCCAGCGTCAAAGTCCAGCGGTGGCATGGTCATGCCGGTATCCCCTTAGTCTGCAATGTGACCGATGCCGAACGCCGACCGGACACGGTTCCAGTCGCGCAGCTGCTCGTACCGCTCACGGATCGCCTTGATCGTGTCCTCCTGCGCCCACGCCTCGGAGTGCGTCATGGCCAGCGCGACCAGATCCTCCGGGATCTCCACGTCCTCGTCCTGCCGCGCCTCGTCTGCCTGGGGCGCGAACCGCTCCACCGCTTCGGCCATGCGCGACACCGCCCAGCACAGCGCCACGGGCCACAGAATCTCTCCGACGACCGTCATCCGCACCCCATGTGTGCCCACCAAGTCCCGCGCAGGCTGTTGAACCACCGGCAGTCGTGCCGCTCGGCCTCCGACCCGCCGCCCAGCGCCGCGTGCATCAACTCATGCCGGACCAGCACGTCGTCCTCAACGCGCGCGGCCACCAGCGTCAGCGCCTTCGTCTCCCGCTCGTAGCAGCCGATCAGCGCCGCCCCGCCTGTCGGGCACACCACCGTGGGCAGCGTGTCGCCGTCCACGGTGTACCACCGGATCTCGCTCAGGGCCACGGCGCACCGGACCCATTCGCAGATCGTGCGGTAGTGCGCGGGGGCGGATGCCGGCGCCAGCACCGACAAGCGCCCACCCAGCCCCGGCGCCTGCCGCTGGCCGTACTCCAGCATCCCCCAGGTGGCGAGGAAGGCCATCCCCGCCACGCCCAGCACCACGGGAAGCCCCGCCTGCTTACGCGCCATCACGCGGCTCCGGCGGCGTGACGATGCGGAGCCTCAGCCGCCCGCACGCGGTGAACGGCTCCTGCGCGGTGATGTCGGACGCCACGAACAGCGCCTCGATGTCGGCCAGCGTGCAGGCCACCGGCGGGTCAGCGGCCTGCGCGGCGGCGTAGACGGCGGCGGGGTTTCCCGGCTCGCGGCCCACCTC